AAACCTTTAATTCCTTGTATGCTTGTACCTTGAATACCTTGAACACCAACACCGGATGGACCAATATTACCTTGAATACCTTGTGCCTCTGGGCCTTGAATACCTTGAATACCTTGTGGGCCATCAGGACCATTTGGACCTATATTACCTTGTACACCCTGTCCAGTAAATCCTTGAACACCCTGTGGTCCGGTTCCGCCTGGACCTATATTACCTTGTACACCTTGATGACCTTGAGCACCAAAACCAGCAGGTCCTAAATCACCTTGAATACCTTGAATACCTTGTGCTTCAGTACCTTGAATACCTTGAGGACCTGGAGCTCCAAATCCTGGACCACCTTGAATACCCTGTGTACCTTGACCACCAGTTCCATCAGTACCTTGTGTACCTTGAATACTGTCACCAGCAGGACCTTCAGGACCTTCACCACCTTGTAAACCTTGTGGTCCTTGAATACCTTGAGAGCCACCACCAACACCGCCTGATCCGGCAGGACCTTGAATACCTTGTAAACCAGAACCACCGTCAGTACCTTGTGCACCTTGTGAGCCAGTTCCATCAAAACCTTGAACACCTTGTGGTCCGGTTCCACCAGCTCCTGTTAATCCTTGTGTACCTTGATTACCTATAAGACCTTGAATACCTGGATCTCCTCCAGAACCTTCTACACCTTGAGGTCCTTGTACACCTTGAGCGCCACCACCAACACCACCACCAGCTGGTCCTTGTACACCCTGAATACCGTTAGAGCCATTTAATCCTGCTGCTCCATCGGTACCTTGTAAACCTATAATACCTTGAACACCTTGTGCTCCTGCTGCTCCTCCGCCAGAACCAACTCCTGACCAAGAACCGTTAATATAACCTTCGAAGCTTGATGTTGAAGTGTTATATCTTAAATAACCGACTTGAGGAGAACTATCTCTTTCTCCTGTTGTACCTGCTGGAATTTGAATAGAACCATTAGCACTTGTGCGTGGAGCGATAGCATCAAAGTTATCGTCCATCTCCGTATAAGTTAGCGCTGATCCTTTATCACTTCTTTTAGTAATTGCCATTAAGTTCTATCCCCGTTATCATTAAAGTATGTTCCAACATATGATATAAAATTATCTCCACTTACTTGCGTTGCAACATATCCATCTGTCATATAGCCAGATAATACATAAAGTGAAGTATTACTTGATATATTATTTATATAACCATCAGCTACATATCCAGCAAGAACATATAAAGGATCTCCTGTTCCTTCTTCATATCCGGGATTATCTTCTACATAATCGAATTCGCAATATTCAAAAAGTTCTTTTTCTTCTCTAGTGAGTTCTTGTTCGAAAACATAACAAAGTTCAATTAATTGCTGTTTTATTACTGGATCTGTTTCGGCAGCAATTTGCGCAAGTAAAGAAGCATAATTCGGATTAGCCATATTATCCTGCTCTTACGTATAATGAACCTGTTGCAGCTGCATTTGGAACCCACGATCCGTGACCACCAGTTAAATCACCTACTCTATGAACTGGTATATTTTGGACTGTAACTTTAGCAGATCCTGTAATTGCTGGATCTCCACAAGCTGTTGAACCACCCACAACAACAGCCCAAGCTCTTTCAACTGTTACTTTACCTTGATTTGGATTTAAATAAATTGTTGCATGAAATGGATTTGGTGTAGGACTAGCATGTCCTATATGTCTATCTCTTCCTACTCTTACTAAACTTTGCATATGTAATTAAATAAGAATGCCCCGAAGGGCACTCTTAAGTTCTCCTTTATTAAGCTACTTCTAATAATCGCTCTTTTGCAATTATATATTCTTTTACTAAACCCGACCTTACAATATCTGGAATACCAAAATGATGTATTGCAAAAGATTTTACCTTTCTTAATACACTCATAAAATCGTAAAGACCAGAAACATCTGCTTTATTTTTAGATGTTTTAAGATCGTCTTGCCTTGTATCACCACAGAAAATAATCTTAGATGATTCACCTACACGTGTAATGATAGTGTCTAATTCGTGATAGGTCATTGATTGACATTCGTCTACAATGATAATAGCATTATCAAAAGTCAAGCCTCGTACAAATGAGGAAGTCATAAATTGTATCATACCTTTTTGTTTTAAGATCTGATATGCATCTCCCCTCCCAAAGAGATCATTAACGATATCAGTATATGGTGTTTCAAAAACTGCTTGTTTTTGTGTGAGTGAGCCGGGCATGAAACCCTGTTCGCGCGTCTGAACCGCAGATCTTATTACGATGACTCTGTTATATCCTCCTTTTTGCATTACATCGTTGAGTGCTAAATACATTGCACTCATTGTTTTACCTGTGCCTGCTGTTCCAATGGCTGCGATATTATTACCTTGATTATATGAATCGAACATACTAGATTGAGTTGGCGTTAATGGTTGAATATGTCTCATTCCAAACTTAGTATTTAGAATGCCTACCATATGCTCCATATCTCTATCTTGTCTGCGCTTTTCAGATCTTGATAATCGTCGCTGTTTTCCCATGAAACCTCCTTTGTGTCAGATAACCTCCCTACCAAGTATTGATGTTATCTTTTTTATGGTGATGTTTAACATTTTTTAATACATCACGAAAACCGTCATCAGGTTTCACCAGACCGAGACGGGCAGGATCACCAATTGATGGTGCTCCAACAATTACTTGTCTTAAATTTGGATTATTTTTTTTGAACTCGTCGAGCTCTGAGATTCGCATAGATTCTTCGAAACGTTCTTTTGTTTCGATATTTTCAAATGTATAAGTTGGCAAATTTAGCCTCCTGCATAAAAAAAGGTACCATATAGGTACCTAGTTAAGTTAACCTATATTTAAGTTTATTTATACTCCGACGATCGTCTCATAGACCTGTTTCCAATTTTTTACAGTTGGAGCTAATCCATCATAAGATTTGTTATGATCGTGTTGGAATAGAATACTTTCTAATCCTAGTTTTAAACCTAAATCAGCATTTTCTGGTTTATCTTCTACCCAATAACAACCAGTATCTTTGTATTGAGCCAGCGCTTCATCTTTATCAGCACCAGTATCTAAATAAACATAACTTTCAAAAACAGTACTTCCAAACATTTCACGTAAGTTTTTAGTACGTAAGTGTTGTGAATACTGATCATCACTTAAAGAACTAATTACACGAAATACATAACCATGTTCTTCATGAAGTTTCTTAACATATTTAATAGCATCACGTAAAGGTGGAATTTTACGAATAGTTGCAGATTCATTAAAGATACGAACGATCCTTTCTTTATCAACCTTATTTAATCCGTATTTTTTACCTACGTTATATTCATTTTCTTTTCCAGGTACTACTTCATACCCGTGCTTATTCATCCAAGCATTAAAAGAGTACTCCCAATCAAGGAGTACTCCATCTACGTCTGTCAGAATTACTTTATTTGACAAACCTTTAACCATTAAGCATTACCTCCAAAACGAGAGCGAGCTGAATCTTCAGTACACTTATAACGCTTACCATCTACGCCATCAACATAAACGAATGGATATTTTGGACTACGTGTTTTATAATCAACTAACTTATCACCACGAGCATTTTCAAGAGCAAAACCTCTTGATTTAGCAATTGATTCTACAAGAGCATTACCACGTGTTTTAGCACCAATCACAGTACCTTTTACTTTAATATCAACTTCCGCTGAATCAAAACGCATATTCCCTACGTTTAATTTAATTCCTTTACTTTCGAACTTTTTAAATACTTTATTAAGTTCTTCACGCAATTCAACTAGAGCAACTTTATTAAATGCATTCACTTTTTTCATACTATATTCTCCTTGTTAATAGTAAAATTAAACAGCTTTGCGAGCTAAGATAGCCGCAACATCAAACACTGAAAAATAAATTGGCTTAGGTTTAGCAACGCCATTTTCATCTTCAACAGTTTCTTTTTTAGAAAAACGAACCAAAGTAGCAATAGCTTTTAGACCTTTCATAGTTTTACCAGAAACACCTGGAATAGAAAGAGCTTGTCTAAAAGTAACTACTGAATCAACACCTGTAGCAGAAAGAATGGCAGCATTGTGACCCGTATATTCATAACCAGTTACATAATTTTTCATTTTTTCTCCTTGCTTTATTATTTAATATAGTTATATTATACACTAGTTTCAAGAAGATGTCAACCTTTTTGTGAAAAAAATGCGCAGAAAAAATCCATAAAAATCAATGGCTTAGAAAAAATGTGAATTTTTTTTCAAAAAAGTGATTATTTTTTGCGTTTTTGGGGAGGAAATTCGTCATTCCAGCGCTCTGAAAACTTTTTTCGTTGGTTTTTTCTGCGCTTTTCAATTCGTTTTTCTTTGTTGCGATGGGACTTATCAAACTCTCTTTTATCGCCCCACTCATCCTGATCATAACTATCGCGGAAATTTTTAAAGCCTTTGGCCATGTTTATTACCTATGCTGCAATTAATTCTGGAAATGCCTCTTCAATTACCTTTTTAGATAATCCTTTAAGAGGTTTTTGTGCTATCATTTTACATAATAATTCTGCATCATCATTATCTACATCTTCTAATAAACTAATAAACAACTGCTCACGTTTTACTTGATCTAAATTGTCATAACCACCACCTTTCACAAAAATCTTTAATCGACGAGCTTCGCCATATAGCATTGATTTTGCTTCATCTTCATATTGATTTTTCTTCCACGGGGGAGGAGTATCTGGGATTAAAAAATTAATTGTTTTAGTATCATAAGTAAATTTAAGTACCATTCGTAAAGCAGGATTATCCCATTTATGTAATACTGCTATTTTTTCTTTTGTTGTTTTTGCTTCACTTGCCCATTGGACAATCTCTGCAATTGATGCTCTTACTGCCATATTAAAAATCCTGTAAATCGGTTACTAAATGTTTAAGTTTCTTTTTAATAAAGAAATTAAATAAATGTTCCCTACCAATTCCTTTATCTTTATTATATTCTTGTTTAATTATATTTGTATATTTATCTGGTATTTCTTTTAGATCAATCATCATTTTATTACGATGATAACGACGAAGAGTTTCTTCATCCATATTACTTGGTCCTTCATTTAGAGCAAGTAATCGCTTTTGTGTCATAGGCTTTTGGCGTTCACCAATAGCAAGACAGTTATCAGGAGAAAGAACATTAGGAACACCGTCACCTGTATCACCTTTTAAAATATGTTCTTTTAGATATTGATCTGGATTATCATTACGAATCCAACGTTTACGAATTGGATCATATTGATCTACATTAGCATAACTTTGTAATTGGATATAATCCTTATCACCAGAAAGTATTAAGAATTTTTCAGCACCAATATTAAGATCAGTGCCTTCTTGATGGATAATTGTACCAATAATATCGTCGGCTTCACAATGATCTATATGAATAACTTTATAAGGAAAGAACTCTTTAAGCTCATCTCTAATTGTATTCATTACATCAAATAATGCAGACCAATCCATTTCGGATTCATCTCTATTTTTACGACGATTTGCTTTATAATATGGATATACTTCTTTACGCCAAGAATCTTTGCCGTCAGCACAAATGATAATCTCGCCATATTCTTCATGAAACTTTTTACGATTAAAACGTAAAGAATTTAGAAACATATGACGAATAATATTTTCATCAGGAGCGATATCATAATGATTTCCAATGCTTGCAAATAGCGAAGCAAGGATTACCTGATTATAATCTACTAGTATTGCCATGATATATTCTCAATATTTTATTTTATAATACTATTATATAATAGATTTAAGAAGATGTCAACCCTTTTTTATCAACTAACACTCTCAAAGTTTTATTCCATAAAGTTGTAAATGAACCAATATCATTATTAACTAGACCAAATCTATCAGAAGTAGTAAAGCGATTAATGAAATTATTATCTTTTTTCTGCTCTTCTAAAATACCTTTAGCAATTGCATATGCAATATTAGCATGTTCTTGATTATCTTCTGTATGATCATACATGATAGTTGCATTACCGGCAGTTTCTGGTAATCCACCATAATTAGGATGAATACAAATTAATCCACTACGAATTGCTTCAATTAATGCAATACAAGATGTTTCTTTCCAAATATTAGGATATAAGAAAATATGTGCATCATCTAATGCTTTTAATATTGTTTCATTATTTTCAAATCCATGATAAGTCATATTTGGATGTTCTTCAATCTTTTTAAATAACTCTTGATATGGTACATCTCTATTTTCCCAACCATAAATTCCAAAAGAAGAATAAACATCTAGATGGATATTATCATATTCTTTTGTTAATGCATCAAAAACTGGAACTAACAATTCTAAACCACGATGTGGTGTCGTATGATAAATGAAACGAATAGTATCAAATTTTCTATCATCAATTTTTGCTGAATACCTTTTTTCAATTGCATTAGGAATTACAGAACACTTGGAATATGGAATACCAAATCTTAGAATATATTGATCTCTTTGCCATGCTGTTACAAAAACAAAATGATCGAATTTATTCCAACCACCATTAATCAAAACTTTATTCTCTGGATCTTCTGCTAAATCATGTGCGTATAATATATTAATAACATCTTCAGGAATTTCTCTTGGTCTAGAAAAATGGATTGCAAATGGTTTAAGTAATTCTTTGTCAACACTATTAATTAGACGCTTACGCATCATCTCAGTGCCACCATTAGAATTTTTTGATAGTTCGGTTTCTACAACCTCACCTTTAAGAATACAACTCATAATTACTCCGAAATACTAAAAATAGAATCCCATCTAAAAGCTCTCCAACCATTATTATCTACATCCCACACTGATAGAGCTGTGTTTGGTTTTTCTTTTTCTACTGATTCTGCACCTTGCATAGTTTCAGCATTTTCTGGTAAAACGCTTTCTTGTAAAGTACAAGTCATTACACGTCTTTCACCATTAACTTTTTGGAAATCAATTTCTACATTGCCAGATCTAAGTCTTGCAATTACATCATCACGATCAATATTTTCTAAAAACATTGTTTATTTCTCCTTATTAAGAATAATATCTATGGTCTCATAGAAGTTTTCAATTGTAGAATTGTTATGCACTCTATACATTCTTACATCAAACTTTTCTGGTAATACATGCTCTTCATTAATATCAGTTCTTTTATTAAGAACATATTCAGTTACCATATGATTACCTTGGAAGTAGCGTCTTGAATCTGTTGAAAAGTCGCACCCTTCACGAGTAAGTTGTACAAGTACAAAATTTTCTGCACCACATTTCTCTAAAACTGGTACTAACTCTTCGATGAAACCACCATCAGAAATAACATAGTCTTTTTCTGGGTCGATTTCTTCTGCAACCAGTTTACCAAAATAATCTAATCCTTTTTCTGGTTTGATTAGATTTTCAGATACGTGTATCATCGCTTCACGGCGAGATAGATTATCCAATTTCGATGATTTAAATTCTTTTTTCTCACGGTTATTATAACCTTCCATAAACCATTCTTGGTCTACTCCATAATGATTAATTGTTTCATTAAAAAGTTGATATTTGAATGAAAGATGTTTAAATCCGTGCTCTTTAAAATAATCTGCAGCAACATCCTTTCCTGATCCTGGTGGACCATTAAATAAAATTATCATGCTTTTGCTCCGTTTTTTAAGCTTTGTACGTGTGATCTATGAATCTTAACTTGGATAATTCCATTATAATAATCATCATTTAATAACACTTCACGTTCCATTTGTTCTTTTAATTCTAAGTAAGACATTTCACCTTTTGATTTACATAGATGTAATATTTCTCTTTGAAAATTATTAGTTCCTAATTCCTCAACTAAACTTTTTACTTCATCAGAAGATCCATAATATGTTTGCCAATCTGACTCTACTATCTTAGTTCTTCTGCGCTTTTTTCCTTTAAGAGGTTTAAGTTTTCTTTTAGATATTAAAGTCTTTTTACCAACATACTTTTTATTATTTGAAAGATCAGTAATTACATAAACAAATCCGACATAATCACCAATCATTTCAGAGGTAAATTCCTCACCATTATATAACCACATAATAAGTCCATAATTATTCCTGTATGAACTATTTATAAACTATCTTCGCATATGTGCTAGATCTTCAGCTTGTGATGTACCTTTCATAACTGGAACAGCATTTGATTTATGCATCGTGGCAATTCCTACAATAAGATCTCCAGTATATTTTTTTGGCTCTGCACGAGCAGCAAAACCATTACCAGAATCTAAACTAGGAATATGACGAGTCTCTCTTACTTGTGGATTCCATTTAAGTGGTTTAAATTCTTTTTTATAATTTTTATTAGGCTCAAACATTTTTTCATAATCACGTTTGAGTTTAGCATTCATTTGTTTTTCTTTATTAAGTCTTTTTTTCCAAGCTGGTGTGCTCATATTTTAATCCCACAAATTTTGAAAATATTTTCCAAATAATCTAAAACCATTATCTATTTTATTATTATACTCTAAAAATCCTTGTTTGTCAAATTTTGATGGTTCATTTGCAGGTAACCATTCATATGAATTGTACTCTTCCATTTTACCATCTTCATCTGGGAATAAAAGTAATTGTGCAGGACCAACTCCTTTCCATTGTATTTCGTGAAATGCTGTAGCCATTTCATTATCATCATAATTAAAAAATGCTTCGTCAGCAGTTTCATTTAATTTATTTTCAAATGAAAAAATCATTTGATCCATTACATAATCCCAACGTTTAAAATAGTTTTCGTCAGTTTCACCTTTCTCTTTAAAGCGTAATTCTTCACCAATAGTTGGTCTAAGTTCAGACGGAACATCTTCTTTATCAACGTTAGGTGCTCCATGTTTTGTTTCTTTTAATTGCTTGAGCATTGGTAAGATAATATGAGAAAGAGTATCATCCATGCTCCAAGTATCAAACTCATCGATATGAACATCTATTACTCGATCACCTTCATCTACAAATGGACCAATATTAACTTTCATCTCTCTTCCTTTCAAGGTAAAGGTTGTACATTTTTACATAAAATGCAAACTGCAACGGGTAGTGCTCAGGATCTGGCACTACGCCGTCATAGTATTCTAAAAACTCTCGCATTTTCTTTTCGAGATTTTGCTGATGGTTAAACCACACTATACTTTATTAATCTTACTTAAAAATCCAGTAGACCAATCAATAACATTTCCGTCAGGATCACCTGCTTCTAGCGCGTCTAAGTCCGGGCGTTTCTTTCCTTTTAACCAGCGTTTCTTGTTTTTATGATTACCTTCTTCTGTACCAACTCCGGCAATATAATGTCCACCTTTGTGACCTTCTACTTTTCCTTTAATTGGCATCAGAAAATTCCTACAATAATAATTGCGGCGATAAAAAAGATTGCTGCTCTTATAGTTCCTTCTTTTGCTCTGTTAAAGGCAACATGCCCATAACCTTTTTCTGATGTAAATGTATCAAATTTCATATTATACTCCTATGCTACTTCGAAAGGTTCACTTACTAAATCTTCTGATGCAATTTTTGCATCGACAAATTTTTGCAATTCAGCGATTCGATTATTTAATACTTCTACAATCTTATCTCGTGTTGCATCGTGACCGATCTTTTCATTAGTCATTTCAATACAGTGTTTAACTGCTTCTAACTCTTCTAGTAAAATTTCTTTACTCATAATATAAACTCCTCATTATTTAGTTATTCATTTATAATTATAAACCAGTTTTAAGGAAATGTCAACTGTTTTTTATCCTTGACCTCTATATTTCTTCCAAGAAAGCTTTTGGCCTTTATTAGAGGGCCTGGAAAAATTGCTTTTTCCAATAGATGTTTTCTTTTTAATTCTGTGTGCTTTCAGAGTTGTTGATGTTGTTTTAGCCATTACTTACCTCCACTAATCTTTCTACTTTTGTAGTATCATGATAATCATTATCAATTACTTTATGATCTCTAGTTACTGTTGACTTTTCAAGATAGCCATCAATAACTCTATAAGTTGTATATACTTCTTTTAAAATACCCAACTCTTCTGCTTCAATTTTATCTTTAAATGGTCCGTCACTCTTCTTCATCTTGTGCTTCCTCCCACTCTGTTACTAATTCAAGCATCATCAATCCTAAAGTTTCATTATACCCATATAATAATTCGCCTTCGGCTTTTACTTCTTCAATCTCATCTTTAGTAAGATCTAAATGGCTTTTATTAAAATGATTATAGACTTGTTCCATTGCCCACTGCATGGCTATTTCTTCAAATTGATCTAAAATTTTACTTTCGCCATACGCAGTAAATTTTTCTTTAATCATTTATGACCTCGTCTTCCATCAAATACACAAACAAAATAGCAACCCTGTTCTCCAGCATGAACTTTATGGAACACACCATCTTCAATTAAAACAGTATCACCTTTTTTAACAAAAATAGTTTTATCATCTAGTTCCATTGTTCCGGAACCTTCGATAAACATATAGACTTCTTCTTGTCCTTCATGCTTATGTCCGGATGTGCTTTTATTTGGATATAGATCGGTAGAACTCAATACAAGATTTTTAAGAATAGTATTATCTCTTACAGTATAACGATCATCTTGTTTGGCTATCTCTCCTCCAATATGCCATCTCATATTATGAATTTTACTCATGTTATCCCTCTAAATAAGCCATCACTGTTTCAGGAGAAGTTTCACCATAAGGATCTTCATTCTCTTTAGTTGACGGCGGTTCAACAAACATTTTCTCGACTTCGTTGTCGTTAATTACAACAGCAAAACGACGAGAACGCTTACCAAATCCTACAACACTCATATCGATAAGCATACCTAAAGCATCAGCAAATTCACCATTACCATCAGGAATTACTTTAACATTTTTAACTCCAAGATAATCTGCCCATGCATTCATTACGAAGCTATCATTAACAGAGCTTACGTAAATTTCTTCAATACCCATTTCTTTAATCTTTTCATAGTTTTCTTCAAAACCAGGAAGTTGATAAGTTGAACATGTTGGTGTATACGCGCCAGGTAATGAGAATACTAATACTCTCCTACCACCAAACATATTAGTTGATTTTACTGGAACCCACTCACCGCCGATTGGGCATCCACCATCCATAGGCTGTTCATCTCCTACTCTATACATAAATGTAATTTCTGGAACATTCATTATAACATCTCCTTTAACTTTTTCCAAGTATCTTTCCAATCAATAACTTGTAACGCTTTGCCTTTTTGATTATTTACGAGAGCTTCACCTAAAGGCAAATCATTTCCACCCTCTTCCATTTTATCTCCAAAGAAAATAATAGTATCTTCGTCAGAAAAATCTTTTAATATTTGACTTTTATCTGCTCCTTTTGGAGCAATATCTAATCCAGTTTCACCACCAACTTTTGCTTCTAAATGAGGAAACTCTTGATTAAATTTGTATGCAATTTGTTCTCTTTCTTTTGTTGCAGTATCCCACATAACGTATTTATGACGCTCGCTTGGATCTGCATTACGACCTACTATAGAAAAATTTAACATGCCTGGTCTATGTTCAAAGTGGTTACCAGTTCTTAATGGAAACTTACTATCATTTAATTGTTTGGCTAACCATTGATGTTCATCATCTTCTAATATCCAAGTATTATATTCAATATTAGTATCACCTTCCCACGTATCATTTCCATTACAATTATAAACACGCTTACATAAGTTATACGTGTCTTCACTAATTTGTTCTACAGTTTTTGATTTATCAGAACCTGTAACAAGATAAACATCATTCTTTGAAGCAAATTTATCAAACCAAGATTTAAATTTTTTATTAATAACTCCTCTACTTGGTGTTAAAGTACCATCTACATCAAATATAAATTTATTCATATTTTATTCTATCTCTCATTTCTGTTTCACCTGAAACTGTTGCAGGTTTTGGACAACGATCAAAACATTGCCATAAGTTTTTATTATTATTTTTTATCATATTATAAAAATTATTCCATAATTCAGATTTTTCTATATCTTCTATATTTTCAAAATTATCAATATGCATTTCTTTTTTAAAAAATTCTTTAAATATTTTATCTTTTCTGCATTTATAATTATCAACCCAGCAGCAAGGAACTATAAATCCATCTGCCGTTAAACTTTTTCTTATCATTCCTGATAAACATTTAGGATATATTTTTTGCATATATTTTATTCTTTGGCAAATACGGATCATATACATCAAATCTCGAAGAAATATTTAATTCGAATATTATATTATTTTCTTTTGCCATTTGCTTTGCTTCTTCTATATTATCTTCGTTATAACTAAAAACTATATATTGCCATACTGGTTTTTGTTTTAAATATTTAGACGCTTCGCACATAATCTCCCACATCTTAAATCCATTTTGATTTCTACGATATAAATGACTTTGCTCAGGTAAACCGTCTAATCCAAAAGTCCATTTTGTTTCAGGATTTATTTTAAAACAATTCTTATACCATTCTAAATCTCTATAATCTGATGCAGTATAAACATCTGATTTAATATTTCTTTCGTATAATATTTTTAAAAATTCTGGTAAATTTGGATTTAAAACTGGATCAGATCTTTGACCACAAAATCCAACCATATCGTTATAATAACTAATTACTTTTTTAAATTGTTCTATAGTTAAATTTCCTCCAGGAATTTTTTCTTTGTTTTTGAAATAAGCTTGTCTTTCACATTTGTGGCATTTAATATTACATAGATTACTTGCATCTATCATAATTTCTTTATTCATCTGTTTTTAAGCACGCAACTCTTTCATTATAGATATTTAGCTTTTTTTCTCCTAAGTATTGTTCTTTATAACTTTCACAAGAATACCTGTTTTCAAAATTTTGAATTTGGGTATATCTCACGTCTTCGAGGGTTCCCATATTTGAGGCTTCTGCAAAATTACTGTTTGCTATATTCGTAATTAAAAATAATGACCAAAACATATTACTCCTGTCCGTTACACCAATGACGACGAGTAGCAGCCTTATTCGCTAATTCACTAAAACGATCGGCGCATTCTCTTAATTTATTGCCAAAATCAGTATGTCCTTTTTCTAATGTACGAGCAATATCATGCATGAATAAAATCATTTCTTGATCTGATCTATCTTTTTCATCTACCATCTTCTCTCTCCTTGACTCTTTTTCTTAAATCACTTGAACTAAATCTATGATCTCTTTTATTAAAGTATAATTGGATACCGCGTTTTTTGCAAATATCCTTACCGGTAAAATCCAGCTCTTTATACTCCTCTCCTAATATTCTAACATGGATATCATACATTGTCAATATATCTTCGACATCTTTTTCAGAATTATATGGGATAATTTCATCTACATATTGAACTGCATTAAGTTGAGTATATCTTTCAACTACAGTTTGTACTGGAGAATTTTTTTCTGGACGATCTAAACTTGGATCCATTTGCAAACCACAAATTAGATAATCACATTGATCTTTTGCTTCACGTAGCATTTGTACATGACCAGCATGTAACAAATCAAACGTACTAAATGTTATTCCTACTTTCATTTTTTAACTCATTATTATATTTTATTGCTGATTCAATTATAGTTAATGGCGAATTGAAGTTTTGTCCTGTGAAAGCAATTGCTGATGTATCTTTAGGGAAACAATGTCCGCCAAAGCCTCGCTCTTCTGTAACATAACTATGACTATCACCAATTCTTTTATCTTCTGCTACTAATGTACAAACTACGTCTGGATCAATTTCTGCTGTTTTGCATAAATCATATATTTGATTAAAGAATGAAACCTTTGTAGCAAGAAAACTATTTATGAAATACTTAGATAAAATTAATTCTTCTGCACCATATACTGATACTACTTGTATATTTAAAGCATCTGAAATTAAATCTTCCCAAAAATAAGTATCACCATCACCAATATAAACAAGATCTTGGTTTTTAAAATCTTCTAAAGCATAAGCTGCTCTTAAATACTCTGGTGAAAATGTAATTGCTCGATTTGGATATTCATTTTTTATTGTTCTCCAACCTTCAAGCGAAATAGTACTTTTAATAAGAACACGAACATCTTCAGGAATAAGTGAAAGGGCGTTATATACATTGTACATATCGCATGAACCATCTTCTTTTTGGGGAGTAGAAACTGCAATGATTGCAGCGTCTGGATTGTCGTGTAATTGATCAAATCCTAATGCAGGATCGTATACATGAGTTTTGATTGAATTACCTTCTAAGGCAAGAGCATGCGCTTTACCTACAAATCCATAACCAAAAATAGAAATATTCATTATAAAATTGTTCCTGTTTGCTTTTGCTTATAAGGGTCTTTCCAATCGTGAATCCTTTTGAGCTTTTCTTCTGTAGTTAAATTTGCCATGTAATCATTATCACGATCCCACAAATTTAATATTTGCTGCTCATCAACAATTTCAGTATCTACAATATGTTCACCCATATAATGTTGAGAAAATTCTGCTACATCTTCACATACAACAGAATCTTGAGCCCACTCAATTGCTTTATCATCATCAATTATAGTATTTGTATTTAGCTTTTGCAATTCACTTACAGGAACAACGTAACGCATACGATGAGTAGAAGTTGCTGTTACTACAACATATTTTTCACTGGACATTAATATCTCCTAATACATTAATTTTTAATTCATCTATATCAATTAATATTTCGTAATCATTTTGTAAAAAGCACTTCATAGCTTCTTTAAAATCTTTACGATTATTATAATATAATATCATAGGTTTTTTCATTTGTCAACTGTTTTTACCAATCACCATTATCTAAAACAATTCTTATATTTAAAAATAAAAATTGAATATCAATTCTCCATCCAAATGGACTTAATTCATCTGGTACTATAGTGTTAAACCTAAACGACCAGTGAAAAGGATTTAGTGCGAAGTTAATCCAAATTCCGCTATGCTTTAACCAGTTCATAATTTACTGGTGTAAAATTAATTGCTTCTACACTTACACATCTATATGGTCCTTTTGGACACGGATTACTATGGATATGGCCATGAATATTAAGACCACTAATACCATCTTTCCATCTGTTCTTTTCTTGTAAAGTAGATGGATGCATAGGCAAATGAGTTAGAATTGCTTCATCAAACATCTTCCATAATTGTATTGATTTAAAATATGGAGCAAGAAATTTAGGATTATCATGGTTACCTAATATGAGATGTTTCTTACCATTAAGTCTATGCATATTATTTGCTAGCCACTCTTCTTTATTTTCACCCAGCATAAAATCACCAAGATGGTATATTAAATCGTTTGGTTTAACAACACTATTCCAATTATCAATAAGTTCTTCGTTCATTGATTCTACATCTTGCCAGAGATGTCCACGCACAAGATCACCAGTATCATGTCTGGTAAATTCTAAAATTTTTTCATGATTAAAGTGAGTATCACTTATAAGCCAGATGTCTGCCATTTTCTAAAAGTAATTTTAATAATATTAATTATAACACAGTTTTCAGAAAATGTCAACTATTTTCTAACATATTTTTAATTCGAGAAATAGTACCATCATTTTTTGCTTTATCTGACCAATAAGTTTCATCTTCTACAAGTGCAATTAATATATCACGTAAAATCATATTTTTATTTCTGATTTTATCTATTTCTTTGCGCATATTAGAAGTTGATGCTTTTGTTTGATTTAATTCTAATTCAAGACCTTGAATTACTTTTTTGTTTGGATCATTCTTTGCCATATTTTTTAATAAACTCGTAATCGCTAGCGTATGCTCGTTTAATAAATTCTATCTGCTCTTTAGTTAAATCTTCTTTGGTGATTTCTTTTTCAGTAGCATTATAATGCAAATCAATATTTAATTCTTTATTTAAATTTTCTCTTTTAATGATTGTAAATTCTTTAAAATTATCTGTATCAACAAATCTACACTGTGGATGAAAGTGATGTACTTGATGAAAAGAATTAATTTTATTCATATTTGCAAAGAAATAATCTATTTTTTCTTGCTTAGTACAATCTTCTAATTTTACATCGAACGATTGAAAAAGATTATCTCCATAATCCCAGTATCTTTGTTTAGGAACAACAAATACATTAATTAAAGAAATAAATCTATCAACTGGATCTGTCCATACAACAATTGGCTTGCTTCTTTTAGCAAGGTCTTTATATAGCTTTGTACTGCGCAATACCTGTTGACGATCTGGAAAACTTTCTTTCATTGTTACAGAACAACTTCTTGGAATTTCAAACCAAGTCTGTTTACCTTCTTTATCTAATTGATACATTAAAGGAAACTCTAGTTTTTGACACCAATAACAATGACAATCATTAAATGCAAATGGCTCATCTAATTTAACTTCAGGTAATAAGAAATCTTTAATCCATTGCTTTTCAAATATTAATTTTGGTAATGACGAATGCGGATATCTTTTTAATACATGATCTTTGTTTCCATCCGGAGCAACATTACCTTCAATAGGTGCAGTTGTATCTACAAACTTTTTATAATCAGAATAGCCTTCGCCTGTATCCATCCATTTAAAGCTGTCATATGCATGAGCAAATGAATCTGCTTTAGTTTGTCTTTGATCTTTATTTCCCATCCAAGCAAAGTGCCAACCCATATCTTGTATTACTTCTCCATTATGTCTTGGATGTTGTACTGGCATAGAAACGTTTCCACATCTCATATTACTAATTTTATTTTCCATAATTTTTTGCTTAGTTGCAAAAAACATTGCTTTCCACCAAACAACAGGAGCACCATTTCTATGATGGATTCTTAAATCTGCGCGGCCTTGCAAATATACTAATGGAATTTTTACAAGAATTCCTGGATTGTTTTTTGCTAATCCTGCTACCCATTTAATATGTTGTGGATTAATAATCTCATCAGCATCTCCATAAATGAATACATCATCAGGTTGGAAATCTTGCATTGCCATCATTACAGCATCTTTTTGTAAGCGTTCTCTTACACGAGCATATAATGATTCAGTATTATTTGCATTTACTCCCGCATTTCTTTTATCAATTTCTAAAATTTGTAAGTCTTTTGTTTCGGGAATATCATGCTCTACATAATGAATCTTTTCAATAGGAAGTCCAAGCTTACGAGCAATTTCCATAAACTTTCTTTCTACTGGTTTACCACTATGAGTTTTATTTGATTCAACAATAATAAATTTATCTACATGATCTTTTAATAAGTTAACACGTAAATAAAGAAGCTCTTCACCGTAAGGTGCAAAAAATGGAAAACAATCTACAATCGCCATTTATTCTACTCTCTCCAATACTGTAAGTCCATTATTATTTGTTCTATGAGTTTTAAATTTCCAATGAGGATTTGCAATTACAAATTCAATTACTGCAGGAAGTAGTCCCTGTCCTTTAATTGCTTTACGATCCGGATTTTTCCACCATTCTTTATCTTCATCTCTTACTCCATAAGTATGAGTATCGTGAAATGCTAAATATTTTTTAGGTGTATTACCGTGTAATTTTAATTCTTTTTGTAATTGTTCTTTTGAATGCCAAGTATCAATAAAAATCATATCAGTTGGTTCAATAAGAAGTGTTAAAGTATTTCCTCTTCTATACTTAACATCTTTACCATCTAGCTCAGCCAAATTAAATAAATTTTGTAAAGGTGGATGCATTTCTAAATCATATGCTCTTAATTTACAAGGAGCTCTTAAAAAGGCTTTTGTGCTATCGCCAAAGCGACTACCAAATTCAGTTACATGATCGCATTCACAAGCTAATTCATATAATAGTTCTAAGTGTTCATTAATATCACCAGGTGTATTTAATACTTGTTGATATTCTTGTTCTATTACGTCTGAAAAATTCATTATTTCTCCTATGCTTTTAACCAGCGGTCATTTTTAAGTGTCCACTCAACTACCTCTGCAATTCTATCTCTTACTGGAACTGGTTCCCAACCAAATAAATCTTTCATACGATCACCACTCATTGCATAACGTAAGTCATGTCCAGGACGTGCTGAATGAAAATCTACCATTTCATACTTGAGTTCTTTACCTTGCGCCTCCGCAATAATTTTTGCAAGATCAAGATTACTTAATTCTTCGCCACCTACAATATTATATTTTTGAGCTCTAATTCCAGAGTTATCATTAATTGGTTGATGTACATCATTCTCTAAAAGTACCATCATTGCATCTGCAACATCAGCAGCATGAATATAATGACGAGAGCCTGCAACAGTTTTAGATGGATCACTATGAATAGTAACTACCTCACCATCGCGAGCACGTTTAATACACATTGGAATAAACTTTTCAGGATGTTGACGCTCACCAAATACGTTCATTGTATGACTAATAATCATAGGCATTTTATAAGTATTTTCAAAAGCAACTGCTAATTCTTCAGCTCCTGCTTTAGTAGCACTATATGGATTGGTTGAATTATAACGAGCATATTCATCATATTTAATACCATTAGGAGCAGGGCCAAATACTTCATCTGTACTAAAGTAAATAAACTTTTCTAGACTATCAAGATGACGACCATAATTTAAAATATTACAAGTACCAACGACATTATCCATTACAAATTCTTCTGGGAAAGTAATAGAACGATCTACGTGTGAACCAGCAGCCATATGAACAACATAATCAATGCGTCCAATGTCTGCTACAATCATAGGATTAAGTTCGGCTTTAAGATCATGATAAACGATTTTTACTCTTTTCTTTTGATCTGCTGGTAGATCATTTAGTATATCATGTAGACGGTTAAGATTGCCACTGTAATCTAAACGATCTAGTGATACAACTTCCCAATCTGTTCTGCGTAAAATTTCGTTGATGGCGTGGTGAGCAATAAATCCTGCGCCGCCCGTAATAAGAACCCTTTTTGACATTATATCTCCTTCATCAATAACATTGTATATATTTTTATTTATCTATTTTAACCAGCCTATTTTTTCTCCGGCTTTAATTCTTCTTTCTGCTTCTGCTTGAGATCCAGGATAACGAGATGCCCAAACAACAATTGCTGAGAATAACATAAACATCCAGAATACTGCTTTTTCATTTCCAGTAGTATAGTAAGTAATACCTAAAGATGAAAGCATTACTGTAACCATAAAAAATTTTGCATAGGTTGGATATACTCTATGCTTAGACCAGTTTTTAATAAACGGACCAAACTTTGGATGATTTAAAATGAAATCATGAAATTTTTTGCTAGACTTCGCAAAACAAAATGCTGCTCCTAAAGCAGGAGTACTCCAAGGCAAGCCTGGTAATATTACACCAAGATATGCAACTCCCAATAAAATAATTCCAAGTGTAAACCAAATGGCTTTTTTAATTTTTTCCATAACTGTTCCTTTCTTTCTCAATCTAGAGAAAAAAGCATTCTCAAGTTGATTCATTTATTTATTAACTTAATTTGTCTCTTAGATCAGTAAACCCACCAATTGCCTCACCGTCCATCATAATTTGTGGAACTGTTTTTGCGCCTGGAAATTTTTCCAATAATTCAGATTTAGTATAATCTACATCCATTTGTTTATATGTATAATCAAGTCCTTTTGCTTCACATAAATTTTTTGCTTGAACACAAAATGGACAACTATCTCTACCGTAAATTTCTATCATAATGAAAATCCTTTAAATGTATCTGTTGAAACGTCTTGTTTAGTACCACCTTGAATATAAGAAGTAATTTCAGTTTCTTGTGGAGCAACTTGTACTTCACCGCCTGAAATCCACTTTTGAGTCCAAGGTAATGGGTTATTCTTCTGGCTATATGGAGAATCTAATTTGATATTAGTCATTCGACGTGTAGCAATATATTCAATATATTGGCCAAGAAGTTCTGCATTCAAACCAATCATTGATCCATCTTTAAATAGATATTCAGCCCATCTTTTTTCTTGATCGACTGCATCAACAAACATTTGAATACATTCTTTATTAGTTTCTTTTGCAATCTTTTCAAAGTCTTTATCTTCTTTTTGAAGTAACTTAAGCATTGCTTGAGTAGAAGCAAGATGGAGATTTTCATCTCTTGCAATTAATTTAATAATTTTTGCATTACCTTCCATCTTTTTCAATTCTGCAAATGCCCAAGAACATGCAAATGAAACATAAAAGCGAACACCTTCGAGAATATTTACACTCATAAGTGTTAGCCATAATTTCTTTTTTAATTCATACTTATCTATTTTTATAACATGATTATTGACGTTATGTTTACCTTCACCAAGTAAATTATACCACTGAGACATTTCAATAAGTTCATCATAATGCTTAGAAATATCATTAGCACAATTTGCGATTTCTTGTATATCTAGCATTTCATCAAATACTTTTGATGGATTAGAATAGATATTACGAATAATATGAGTATATGATCTTGAATGAATTGTTTCAGAGAATGTCCAAGTAATAATCCAGTTTTCAAGTTCTGGTAACGAAACAATAGAGCCAAATGCTTCTGCCGGAGCTCTACCTTGTACACTATCTAATAATATTTGTCTTTTAAGATTTGATGTAAAAATATGTTGTTCAAACGGAGTTAATGATTTGAAATCTTTAGCGTCATTGTAAATATCAACTTCTTCTGGTCTCCAAAAGAAACCTAATTGCTTATCAGTAAGACCATCAAACTGTTTATATCTTAGTGTATCGTAACGTTGTAAAGTTGGTCCTCCTGATGGGTCCAAGAATGATGCTACAGATGTATGATCTGCTCTGTTATTAACATTAAAAACACTCATTAAATTTCCTTAAATTGTACAACTATCGCAGTGTGAATCATCTTCTTCCCCAGCTGGAAGATCTGTTAATTGATCAGTATCAATTTCACCTTGACCATCATATGTATTAAAATAATATAATTGCTTACCACCATACTTATAAAACATAAGTAAATGCTGTAATAATATACTCATTGGAATCTTTTCGTCTTCAAAGTAAGTAGGATTATAACTTGTATTAACACTAATACCTTGATCGATATACTTTTGCAATACTGCCATAATTTTAATATATCCTTCAGGTGACTTTTGATCCCATAATAAATCATATTTATTTTTTAGATGTCTATACTCTGGAACAACTTGCTTAAGAACGCCATGTTTAGATTGTTTAACAGAAATAAGAGAACGTGGTGGTTCAATACCGTTTGTTGCATTAGCAATTTGAGCAGACGTTTCTGCAGGCATAAGAGCCATTAGTGTAGAATTACGAATACCAGTTTTCTTTAATTGTTTACGTAATTGTTTCCAAGGCATACGTTCTTTATGCGGAATCAATTCATCTAAATCTTTTTTATATGTCATATTTGGAGTAATACCATGTCCATATTTAGTTTGCATTAATCCAGGAATAGCTCCTTGCTCTTCTGCCAGATCTGCCGAAGCTTTAATAAGATAATATGACCAAGCTTCTGCCCATTCATCTACTATCTGTAGGCCTTCAGAATCAATATCCTGATAGTTTAATCCTTGCTTGGCTAACCAATAGGCAAAGTTAATAATCCCTACTCCAATAGGTCTACGTTTTTCTGTGGACATTTGAGCAGCAATTACTGGATAATTTTGATAACTTAATAGAGCATCAAGACCACGTACTGCTAAACAACATGCTTTTTCAAAATCTTCGGGATGTTTAATATTACCCCAGTTGATTGCTGATAAAGTACATAAAGAGATTTCGCCTGATGCATCATTAGCACTATTTAATGGTTTTGTTGGTAAATCAATTTCTGCACATAAATTTGATTGGCGAATTGGAGCAACTTCTGGTAAAAAACTTCCGTGTTCATTTGCATTATCTACGTTTTGCAAATATATACGTCCGGTATTTTTACGCTCTTCCATAAATGTAGAAAACAATTCAATTGCTTTAACACGCTTTCTGCGAATATGAGTATTACGTTCTGCTGTTTCATACAATTCACGGAATTTATCTTGATCAGAATAAAATGCATCATATAATCCAGGAACATCTGATGGAGAAAATAATGTAATCTTTTTACCTTCAATCAGTCGTTCATAAAAGAGTTTATTAAATTGTACTCCATAATCCATATGACGCACACGATTGTCTTCAGTACCTTTATTATTTTTTAATACAAGAAGATCTTCTACTTCATAATGCCAAATAGGATAATAGATTGTAGCAGCACCACCTCTAACACCACCTTGTGAGCACGATTTCGTGGCTGCCTGAAACATTTTATAAAAAGGTATAATACCAGTATGATAAGCATCACCTTTACGAATAGGTGAACCTATGGCACGGATTTTACCACCACCAATACCAATACCAGCTTTTTGACTTACATATTTGACAATACTACTTGAAGTAGCATTAATACTGTCGAGACTATCGTCACTTTCAATAAGAACACAACTTGAGAATTGGCGCATCGGTGTTCTAACACCTGCCATAACAGGAGTAGGTAAAGAGATATCGTGAAGACTAATAGCATCATAGTAATCTTTAACGTATTGTAAACGTTCCTCTTCTGGATAATTATGGAATAGAGTAGCAGCGATAAGCATATAACACATTTGTGGTGTTTCAAAAATTTCGCCAGTTACTCTGTTTTGAACTAAATACTTACCTCGCAATTGTTCCATTGCAACATAAGTCAAGTTTTCGTCTCTGTCGTGTTTAATATAATGTTCTAATTTAGCCCATTCAAAATCGGAATAATAGGTAATTAATTCAGGATCGTAAAAACCTCTTTCAATATTTTTTTCAACAAGTTCTTTGATAGTACAAGGCTTAAAAGAACCATATACTTCTTTACGTAAGTTATAATTAATTAATCGACCACCGACAAATTGATAATTTGGTGTATCTTCTGATATCAAATCTGCTGCTGCTTTAACGAGGGTCTCCTGAATTTCAGAAGTTTTCATGCCCTCAAAGAATTGGATTTGACTATTGATTTCCACTTCACTTGGACTAACACCTGTGATACCATCACAAGCATAAAATACTACTTTATGTAGTTTCTCAACGTCGAGCTCTTCTTTTCGCCCGTCACGTTTAGTAACTTGAATCATACCTATACTTCCCTTTTTCAAATAATATAATCATTGGTAAGAATATTTATACATCATATTCTACAAAATCATCAATTGTAGGATATATTTTTGTAATTGCTTTACCAATTTCACGCGCTAGTTCCATATGTTCTTTTTGTGTACCATTAGATGAACGAAGCTCAACATAATGAATCCAAGAACGAATAGTACCATTAACATATAATTTACTAACGGTATTTCCTTCTGGAAGTACTGCTCTTGCCTGTTCTTTAGCAATTCCATTATTAATTGCCCAGTCATAGACTGATTTTGTGTAAGCAATTACATTTTCTTGATGTTGTTGCCATGTTATTGCCAAGTCATGACCATTTTCATCTTTTGTTCCTTCAGGAACTTCTATACTGTTTTGTCGATTCTTCTCATCTTGCATTCTTGCTTCACGAATAACGAATGACTCATCCATATCTTGAGGATTTGCATATCGTTGACTAAACTCTTGGAAAGAAAAAGATCTATGGCGCAATAATTGTCTTGCAATATCTCGTGTAGTCTCTACTTCTATACAAGCTGAAGCCATTTCAAATGGAGACCAATGTTTATGTTTAATAAGATAACTTAAAAGTTTTGATGCTGTTTCCGAATTAAGTTGATTAGATGGATTTGAAACTCTTGCAGCATAAGCAATGAGATCTTCTGGTGTTTCAAGCCCAATAAATTCGTCAGGCGTTGGTTGTGAATATGATATAAGTCTTACTTTCAATTTTTTCTCCTATGTTCTTTTCCATTCAGCGAATTTTAATTCAGCCTGAAGTCCTGTATATGTATTGTCATTAATAAGTTTTTCAACATCTTGAACGCCATTTAAGTACATATCATTTATGTCCTTGGCGGGGACGTCGTTGGGCCAGATGCATATCTTGTGGCCATTCTTAATAACTTTTTCCATTCTTTTATGTATCTCTTTATTTCTTGGTTCCGCATCAAATACGAAGACTGCGTTCTCGAGATGTTTAATATCAGTAGTTGTACCTTCTGCTCCATTCATTGAAATAGCATTAGAAAGAAACATACTATCAAGAGCACCTTCAACTATGTAATATTTCTTATTAAAATCAACTTTATCTAATCCAAAAATTTTTTGTCTTTCATCAAACATAATAGTAATGTATCGTATTCCTTTTGGATTAAATCCTCGTGCAGAAACACCGTATACATTATTTTCTTTATCAACAAAAGGTATTACAAGTCTTGCCTCATCTTTATCTAAATTATCAAATTTATCTGGTATAATTGAATTAATCCATGTCTTAAACTTTGGAGCAAAAAACATTCGATAATGTTGATTAGACGGTATTTTTCTTTTTACTACGTATTTTTTTACTGGATGGTCAAAAGATAATTGACTAACTTTTTTTAATGTTTTAAGAGGATTTGCTTTGAAGGTAGGTGCTTTTGTTTTAAATTGCTCTATATCAGTATTTGCAGCTTCTGTTTTGTTATTCGCATTATTAACAAACTTTTCTGCAATATAATCATTATAAAGTAAAGGATCTAAACTTTTTAAGAAGAAATTAAACCCTTGGCTTGCACCGCAATTATGACAATAATATGTAAACTTATTATCTCTTTCTAAAAGCCAACCACGAGCCTTAGTGCGTGACTTTTTTGAATCACCACATACAGGACATCTGAAATTGATTTTATAAGGATTTGTGTGTTTTATTTTGAATTGCTCAAGTCTACCAGACAGCATTTGAGCATACTGAACATCAACAAAATCAATCATTGCTTTTCCACTTTGTACATTATTTAAATATTATAATCTAATTACTAGAAAATGTCAACTATTATTTGAATATTTCCATACTATGAGTAACTAGCCAAACAACACCAAGACCAATACCCATTATCCACCATTTCCAATTTTCTAATTCAGATACTCGGCTTTCTATTTTACCAATGCGCGAATCTAATTGGCCGTTCATTTTAGAAAGTTCAGACATTATTTCTTGATTTCTTAAAATTCTATCTTGACGGCTAGAGTCTGCAAGAATTTGATGATCTTCTCTTGATGATTTGCGATATTCTTCTAACCGCTCGTTAATATCATGAGCTCTTTGCTCATCTCTTTCAATATGAGATTGTTGTCTTTCATCCATCTCATCCATTCTCTCAGTAGCATTTTTAACTTGCTCGGTTAAAACTGCAACGGTTGTAGATAAATCGGCCAGGTTTTGCATGCCTTTTTCTACTCTACCAAATAATGTTTTGACGGCTTTTAAGTCTTTTTGAATTAATGCTAATTCAGTATCTTTATCTGACATTTATAATCCTTTTATTTAATAATAGGAGAAGAATGTCATAATATTAAGTAGAACCTGGCCATAATTTTTATAGCCAGAAATTCTATAGAGTGAAGGGACGATTACTTATCTTCGTCTTCGTCTTCGTCCTCGTCTTCATCATCTTCGTCTTCGTCGTCATCACAATCTTTTGCTTCGTCTAGATCTTCAGTCGCTTCTGAATCTTCAACGTCAGCATCTTCTGTGACTTCTTCTTCAGCATCTCCTGCTTGCATTTCAGCTACTTTAGCTTCTAATGCTGCTTGAATGCGCTCTTCGATAGCTTCCTCGAAAGCTTCTTTCATTTCTAGTGGGCGGCCTGCCATCGCTTCCGCTACAATTTTCTCTAAAGACATGGTTGGTCTCCTTATTAAAATTAATATATTGTGTATTTATTTATAATTATCCAAACATCTTAGCTTGGGTTTCTTCATCTACAATACCTGTTACTTTCAAACCATTTTCTCTTTGAAAATGTTGTACTGCAACTTGTGTAGCAAAACCAAATCCATCTTCATCAATTCCAAGGATTTTTTGCATTTTATCTACATCTGTACCAGAATCATTTCTTTTCATTACTCTGGTTTTAATTTTAGGTGCGGCTTTAGGTGCTGCTTTTTTCTTAGTAGCAGTTTTTGCTCCAGATGTTTTAGGAACCTTAACACTTTTAATATCATCTGCAACTTCTTTTAATTTTGAACCTAATTTCTTTTTTAATTTACCTTTTGCCATTTTTTACTCCTATTATATCACACTAATTGAGTATTGTCAACTCTTTTTAGCATGTCTGATAGACTTTTCTTTTTACTTTTGTTTTTAGAAGTCCATCGTTTTTGTGCTGCTTTTGACATATGAGTTCCATCCATGCCAGCAATTTCACCACCACCAACATTATTAGTTGGCTCTTCTTCTAATTCTGGTTTAACTTCAACTTTCTTTTTGGGATTATGCTCTTCAGCAAGGCCTAGATAATACGAATATTCTTCAATAAATTTAGTTAAAGATTTTTTAATGTCTTCTTCACTAAAATCTTCTGTTAATAAACTATCTTCATCAGAAAAATGCTTATATTCTTTAATTAAAAATAATGCTGCTGCATAAGAAGCTAAACGAGATTTACCTCCTGGTATTTTACCCAGAAGTTTTTTAAGATTAGCAATCATAATATCAAAGATTCCCCAAGCTTTATTTTGAGACCCTTTAGTAAAGTTTTTTCTTTTAATAAGAACTTTACCATTTTTATCTATGATACCTTCTTTATACGCATCCCATTTTTCAAATGGCGTAGCTAAACGTCGTATAAATTGATAAACTAAAAATAAATCTACTACCATTAAAGTTTCCTAAGCGTTATTGATATATGAGCATCTGACATTATATCATTTCTACTAATTTTTTTATCTTCGTAGATAACATAATCCGGCATACGATTTAAATAAACAACAAACGGTTTTAAATACGTATGATATTCATGCAATCGCATAAACAGCATATTTGTTGCTGCATTTCCAAATACATTGTATATAATAATCAAATGATTAAGAATTAACCTTTCTTTTAAATCATTATCTTGTCTATATCTTCCAAATAATTTGCGTAAATACTGAAACCTTTTTAAATCCTCTTCAAACTCTGCTATATCAGAGCAATGAGGATTATCATAATGTTTCGATGCAAATAACAGAAAGGTTGATTCTGTCAATATCATAATAATAAAAGCTTAAGTTTAACTATCAGCTACAATTGTATCTTCAACAGCTGTATTACCCGTAACACCAGCGTCACCAGCATCGCCAGAAGAAACTTTCATTGCTACTAATGGCTCAACAATATGACGAGTATTACCAGACTCGGTTGTATATGTGTTATACAAATTCCAACCTGGAGTCTTAATACCTTTAGCACGGTTACTAGCAACACCTGCTTCTGTTGTATCTACAAAAATAGCATTATCTCTGTCGTTAGATTTGTTTGGATTATTAGCGTCAGTGCTTAAATACTTAGGTGCATCATCTGCTGAATCCGTTTTTCCCCAAAGTGCCATTTCCTTCTCCTTTTATTTAATGACTATTATTATTTATTTAATAATTAAAATTGTACAGTTAAATCAATCGGCGTAGCAGTTTTCGCTGGAGTCGATAGATCTTTTTTAGAATAGCTTTTTCTTAAAACTGTTCCTTTTTTAGCAGTACTAGGCTTTGTAGTATTTGTGGTTGATTTAGAACCAGATGTAGCATTAGTTGCGCCACCTGTAGGATTCGGTCCTGCCTCTTTCATGTGCTTCTTTTTACTTCCACAACTACTTTCAGTTCTAATTGCTGCTCTAGCTGATGCAACATTACGTCTTGCATTTCTCAATGCTAATCTAGCTTTTGTTTGAGCATTTCTAGCTTTTTTTAATCTTGCAACATCTTTTACTTGATTTTGTAATGACTTAGCTTTTTTCTCAGCGGCATCTGCTCTTTTATCTGCAGTCATACGGCCAGCGCTTTTCATTGCTTGACCAATCATTTCATCAAGTTGCTCATCATTAAAGTTATTAAGATCTTCTAAAGTAAGAGTATTTTCAGAAATATAATTTAAAAATATTTCTTTATAATCTTCTTTATTTAATCTTTTATCAGCCATTTTCATGCCTTTGATTCTCTTGTCTAGTCTCTTAACAGAACCTTGACCGCCAATCATATTAGTAACAGCATCTGATGTTGCTTTCTTCTTATATGACTTCAAAGTTTCTTGTGAAATCTCATCGAGCTCTACTTCTTCAGTATAAGGCATAGTTGCTTCGTTAGTGTCTGATTTGTTTTTAAGATAATCACGAACACCATCAATGTAGTCAGATGCTTTAGTCATTTTAGATTGCACCCACTCAGGTAGATTATCGTCTTTACCGATTATACCTTTTAATTCTTTTGCAGCATCCATGATTTTATTGATTTGAGTTTGTGCCATACCACCCTCATCATCATACTCACCTTTATCCTGTGGATCTACTGCTTCACGCACACCAGGTCCGCGCTTATAGTGTTGTTTAATTTGAGCATCTAGTTCTGCGTGTTTTTTATGATCACCCATTCTCTTAGCTCTATTTCTAGCTCTTTCTAACTTTTCAGATTTATTAACCCAATCAGCATCATGAGGACCACCTGTATATCCTTCGCTCTGTGTTTTATTTGATAGTTCTTTTATAGTCTTTTTCTTTTTAGGTGTTACGCCTGGACCATCATCATATCTATTTGGATCTACACCTGGACCATCATCATATCTATTTGGATCTTTTGATTCATTAGCCATTGCTTTTTTAGCATCAGCTTCTGCTTTTTTCTCAGCCGCTTTTCTTTTTGCTTCTTTTTCCATAGCAATTTTTTGAGCTACTGCTCTAATTACGTCAACTCTGTTTTCTGCTGATTCATTTTTTGGTACACAGTTCGGAACTTTCTTACCATTCTTATCTTTCATGCCCACCATTTCATGACTATCCCAACAAGGATCTTCGCCTTTCATTTTCTTAGCTTCTTCAACGTTTGATTCATTTTTCTTTTTATTATCAGGATGTCCTTTACCACCATCTTTACGAGATGCCCATACTGCTTTTTGTTGAGCATATGACTTATAACTTTCATTTTTTTCTGCATCTAGCTTAGCTGCAATAGCCATTTGGCGTTTCTTTTCTTTGGACTTACCTTTAAATTGAGGTGCATCAGAGTCTTGGAAATCATCAATCCACTTACCCATATCATCAGAAGCTTTTAATTTTTCACCTATTTGTTGTGTTACTGCTTGACGGCGGTTATGTAAATATTTGTCAGTATCGTTAACTTTACCGTCATTATTAATATCTTGGTCTTTACGCTCTTTATGTTTCTTTTTAAGAGCCGCTTTATTAACCGGATCCATAGCTTCTTTAAAACTGTTAAATGATTTCATTTTTAACCCTTTGAATATTGTTTTGATATATTTATATTACTTATATCTTGTGTTTCTATTTAAAACCGCATTGAACTCTTTTGGAGTAATGCCTGCTAAATCTGCTGCAGTATTTTTTAAATAATTATCTAACATACCTGGCATTAATCTTGCACCTCTACCCAATCCATGTTTATTAATCCATTTTTCTGGTCCACCAGAACTTCTAACATCTTTTTTCATTTTTCTATATTGAGTAACAGCAAATTTATATTTGTCTTTATTAACCATGCGTTTTAAATCATGGAAACGTTTTTTACCTATTGCAATCTTTGCAATATCTTTGAGCAAGTCTTTTGCAATACCTTCTTGTAATAATTCGTCATTTGTAGAAGGTTTAGTAATTTTTACTTTTTTACCGTTTTCACCTGGAGTATCTGCTTTAAAATTACTTACTAATTCGTCTGTCCCTCTATCACCTGCTCCATGCTCTTCTTTTTTCATTCTTGCTGCAGTAATCCAAGCTTTTGCTTGTGGCATGCGAGGTTCTTTTTTAGCCCAAGCAGAAATCTTTCTATATACTGGTAATGTGGCTTGTCTAATATCTGTTCCTTCATTATTATCAACAATATACATTTGGCCTTTAAATAAGTTTTGGAATTTACCGATGTTCTTTTGCACATCTTTCCACATTTTACTTACCATTGGTTTTCCAAGTGTACGGCCACCAGGTCCTTTACCTCGTTCTATATCTCTATTGATTGCTGTTTCAAGATCAGTATTAACAAAGATCATAGCGCATTCATAACCCATTCTTCTAAATGCTACTACTTGACTTTTAATTTTATTATAATCTTTACCAGTACCATCGATTAAAAGACCAAGACGGCCTTCTAAAGCAAGTTTCTTTTGAGTACCTACAACATTATTTGCAAGTTTACGGATTTGTTGACCTTTATCTGAAAAAACTTCGTTTGGTTTAGAAGTATCTAAACCGGCATCTTTCATCATTTTTTCAAATGCTGGATCAATATTAATTACTTTAAAACCTAATGGAACAAGACCAGCCATATGAGCAGTAAATGACTTACCACTACCTGGACCTCCCGCCGTAAAGACTACTTTAAAAATAGCAGGATCGTTAACACCTTCCTCTAAGGTTTCGCCGTGGTGTTTTTTAAAAGAAATCATTCTTCTGTTTCTGCTTTACCAGATGGATCTTGAGATCTTTGTCTAAAATCTTTTCTAACCTCGATCGGCTGAACTCTTTTAACTATAATTTCTTTAATTTTATCGGATTTGATTAATTTGCGTAGTTCTTTTTTGACATCACCTTGTGATTTACCATCGACATAAAATTTAGGCATGCCCGCAACATCAACACTCCAAGTAGCTTCGTTTACATCTTCTTTTTTCTGCTTTTTATCCATTGCTTGTTTAATAGCCATTTGAGCTAAATGACGAGCTTTAGACATTGGAGTATGTTTAGCACCTGATTTATCTATAGTAGTACCGCTTTTAACCTTTTTATATGGAGGATCAAAAGGTACTTTCGATTCTCTTACGCCACCTCTAATTGCTTTCATAGCAAGCTTATGAGTAGCATTATCGATACCTTTTAGACGCTTTTTAATTCTTTTATGATCACTAGTAATACCCACATCTCTTGCAGCTGCACGACTATATCTTCCTAATGTTGAAGGATTTAATTCATCTAATTGTTCTGTATCTTCTTTCTTAAATCCTTTTTTAAACTTATCCATGAAAGTAGGATTCTTAGCTCTTTTTGCATCTCTTAATTTCTTAAGATCATTTGCTCTCTTTTGTTGAACATCAGCAATATGATCTTGAGTGCCTTTACTTAATGGAGACCATGCTTCATTTTGATGCTGTTCTGGGTTTCTTAATACCTTTGAAACATGTTGAACATTCTTTTTATCACCATGTAATTTAATACTATCACCAGATTGTGGACCTCTCTTAACTACACTATGAGTAACATTGTGTTTTTTCAATAGACGTTTAAAATCTGGATCTGAATGATCTATATCGTGATGTATTGATTCATCAAATTGTGTATCTTCTTTAGTCAATCTTGATGCTGCTTTCTTAATACCCGTATTTCTTTTTGCTATTTTTGAGTTTTCAAATCCATGATCTTTATAACCTTTTTTTGCAAAAGCTTTTCTAGTATCTTTCCAAGCTTTTTTATCATCAGTTGCTTTTCCAATATAACTACCAAGTGTATCTTTTGATAATTCATCAATTTGCTCGACACTTTCCATTGCTTGTGCTTTTCGATATGCATCACCTGATTGTGATGTTCTTCTATCAAATTTTTTGTTTTGTCTACGTCTAATACCTTGGACTGTTAATGGTTTACCAGATTTTGAGGTTTTATTAACTTTATAGATGTTAGAAGTTTTATCACCATGTACTGCTTTCATAAGATCTTTAGAAGCAGCATCAGAGTATTTCATAAGAGTATCTTTTGATAATTCATCAATTTGTTTTTCTTCTTTATTCAATCTTTTAGTTGCTCTACCCATACCAGTTAATCTTTTCCCGTATTTTAATTTTTGCTTAGGATCATTACTTGTTAAACTATCAACTGCTGATTTATCAGCTTTTTTTCGATATGATTTTAATGTATCTTTTGATAATTCGTCGATTTGTTTTTCTTCATTTGCTCTTGCCATACTGACTTTTGCGGCAGCTTGAGCAGGTGAAAGGTTACCGTATGCTTTTTTAACATAAGGTAAATGTTTCTTTGTAGAAGCTGCAGCATCTTTAGGATTTAAACCTTTTTTAACTAAGTGAGCAATAACTTTTGCATCTTCGTTTAAATCATATTCAACTGATTCTCTTGCTACTTTTTTATTATGTTTTGCTACAACTTTATGTCCATCTTTACCGTATGCAGCAAAGTGATCTGCTCTTGAAACTTTATTAGTAGGTGCTTTAAAACCTGCTTGTCTTTTTAAAGAACGAATACCACCAACAGTACGTTTCAATGATTGATGTACACTTTTATATTTCGTTGAACCATCAGGTTGTCTATGTTTTTTCTCTTTAGCATCATCATATCTTTGTAAAAGATCATTTGATAATTCATCAATTTGTGTTTCTTCATTTGCGTGTTTCATCATAGATTTGATCGCATCTATTTTAGCACGATCATTAGGCTTTAATTTTGCTTTTGCAGCTCTTTCTCTATCTAATTCTAGATTTTTTTCGCCACTAGCATTAGATTCATGCCTCCAAGCATTTGAATATTGAGTACCAGTTTTCTTTGATGCTTTCTTTAAACCAGCTTCTCTTTTCTTATACTTATCATGAGCTTTTTTACCAAACTTAAGAGCATTAACTATGGCAGAAGTTCTAGCTTTCTTTTCATATCCCGCTAATTTTTCTTTTGATAACTCATCAATTTGCTCTGGTGATACTGAATTGGCAAAAGCTTCTGTAGATTCCATTAAATCTACTACTTCATCTTCAACTGATTCATTAACTGTTTTTTTCTTATAAATTTTAAAACGTCCATCAAATTTAACAGCTCCTTTTGAATCCATCATCATGTGTGGGCGCTTACGAACTCTAGTATCAGCTTTTGAAGCTTCTTCTAAATGTACTTCTTCATTTTTAGTTTGGCGTGCCATCATAGCTTTACGTCTATCTAATTCTTTTCTCTTAATCTTCGGAAGAAGTTTACGAGCGATTTGGTCTAAACGTTTTTTACTAATCTTTTCTACTCTCTTATCAATGATTTCTTTTTCTCCAGCAGACATTGTATTATAATTTCTACCTTTAGTAAATCTTTTCTTAAAAAATTTAATAGCAGCTTTACGAGCACGTCTTTTAAGTACATCTAAAGAAGCAACTCTCTTTTTCGCTCTTTCTCTACCACGCTTCATTCTAAAACGTGCTCTCCTTGCAGCGATTGAACGTTTACGACGAGCCATTCTACTTAAAGCTTCGTCTAATTCTTGCTCTTCTACTATATTTTCTTCTGACATATTCATACCTTTTCTTACTGCTAATAATACTTGTTTAGCATTGGGTTTTAATCTATTAGGAAGGCCTTTAGTAAATGCAGTAATGTCGTTTTTAGATGCCAATTCTCTCATCTTAGTACCTGACATGCCAGTTACGCCTTCTGCATCTGGATCTCTATCGCCAGATGATACTACTTCTATATTGTCGAATTTAAACTCTTTATTATTATATTTGTTTAATAGAGATTCAAATTCTTTAATTCTGTCAGAACCAACAACCATTACTAGATTACTATATTTACCAGTTAAATATTTAGTAACTTCGATAATTGTTCTTGCTGGAGATTTTACTACAATTTTACCAAATGCTTTTTGAGCAAATTTAATTTTATCATTATATGATAAAGGATTTTTCTTAGCATCTTCTGAATGAGTTAAGAAAATCATAGGAGTTCCTTTTCTCATTCTAGCTTCTGTAGTAACTTTTCCTACTAACTTTTCATGACCAATAGTAATTGGATTCATTCTACCAAAACTAATTACAGCCGTTTTCTTTACAGCTTCATCAAGTGTTGGTTTTACGTCAATAATGTTCTTTGGGTTAAAAGACTTAAAACTCTTTTTACCCTTTTTTGGCTTGTCTGCCATGATAAAATCCTAAAATAATTATTGTTAGTTACTGTTATTTATAATTTTCCTGAAAGGAAGGTATAAAATTATAGTTTCTATATGCTGATCCACCCCAGATTGTTGATTCTCTTAACCAACCAATTGCAGGCGTAGGTGACATTATTCCTAATGGAACTCTAGTACTTCTTTGTCCCATAATAAAATAAGCATTATCAACTGCACTCATAACACCTCTTGCTTCTATTTCGTTTACAAGAAACTGCGCAGTATTTTTAGTCATTGCATATGCATGCGCACCTTCATGACCACGAATAGGAATAATTTCAGTAGGAAGGCCTGCTGCAACATGATCATATCTTTCTATATCTGGCATTTTATAACCAAGAGTTACAATCATATTTTCAGGAATAGGAATAGTTATTGGTTGAAGCATTATTGCATCATGTTCTAATACAATACCAATATCATCTGGACCTTCTGCAATTTTTTTCCATATTGCGGCATGTCCAGCACTACAAGCATTTGCTTTTTGAGCAGCATTTGGATTTTCTATATAACGATAAGCTTCATTAAATTGAGTTTTAATACCTGTTAATCCCCATGCTGCAGCACCGGTCATATTTTGGTATCCATTAAAATATTCCCAGTTTAATCCTACTTTATCACAAGAGTCTGCACATGTTTTAGCATACTCATTTGAAATAGGTGTATCAATTTTAAGAATGTAAGCTTTCATATATTTCAAAGTCTTTAGTAAATGCATTTCTTAAATCACTCATAGACTGATCATCAAATACAATTTCATTATCTCTATTTTTTCTATAACCATTTTTATGATTAGTTAATGGATACTTAACAGGCAAATGTAATTCATTCATAAGATTATTTAATTCATCATTTATGTTTTCATATAACCAATAATTACCAATAATTTCTTCGTTTATAGAAAGAATATCTGTTTGTTTAATAGCAGAGTTTGGTTCTCCAATAAATGAACCATTTGAAGTCCAGGCTTTATATTCATCTAATGATGCAGGTGAATGCCTACCTTTCCAGTTTTTATAGAAATAATAAAAGCTTTTTTGTCTATCAACTGGATCTCTTATAACAGCAAATGATTTATATGTTTTTGCTTGTTCTTCTGTTATAATTTCATTATTAACTAAATCTTCTAATGTAAAATGATAATATTTAAAATTAATTTTATACTTATTAATAATATCTGGATTTAACGTTCCAGGAATATTAGAATCTTCTACTGGAGTATAAATCGCGTAATCATCAGGAATATTTTTAATAAAAAATTCTGATAAACTACTACTTGCTGTTTTAGGTGTTCTTAAAAATATTAATTTATATTTGTGTGATATATACATTATATTCCTCTATCATATGATACACTATTTGCATGGCCTGTGGACCCCCATTTGTGGTCTGCATACACTTTATCAGGTCCGTCATAGCGCTTTGCTCCACCAATATAAAATAAAGGGATGAACCAATGTGAAGGCCATATAGTTAATTTATCTTTCCAATTAACAACATGATTTGCAAGAAATGCATTCCCTGTTGACATCCAAGGTTCTTTAAGATCTTGTGGTTTTAATTTATGAAGTGTATCAATTATATGTTTAACAAATTGATTTTCTGGATTAGCAGCCATAATTGGTTGTACAAAGTTTTCTCTACCTTTTTCATTTTCATAACATGTATATGCATGATCGTCAGGTGCTACAAATAATTCTGTAGTGTCATTTAAACATTCCATATCTGCTTCAGGCCAAAATCCACCCCGTTCATACAATAATTCATAACGAATTAAATCGGAAACGCCAGGCCATTTTGCAGTATTATAATAATGTTCTATTAAATGTTGATTATGCCACTTACGAGATTTTAACATTTCATCAGTAAAAATAGAATACTCCCAGCCTGGATGTTTATCTCTCCAAGTATACATCCATTTTAATGGAGCAGGCTTTGGACCAATCCAAATTTGTGAAAGTTTCTTTTCAATCATTATTTTTGAATCCACCAAATGAAATCATCTTCGGTGTTCCAAGAGTTTTCTCCGTAAAATTCTGTAACAGCTTTTTGTACTGTAGGAAAGTGAATATCATGACCAATAACTCTACCGCCTTCACGGACTTTAGGGTGCCAAGCTTTAATATCTCTTAAGCAACCTTCATATCCATGATCAGCATCAATAAATACAAAATCGAAATGGCCGTCTGGATATTGTTCTGCGACATTTGTTGTATAATCTTTAATAATAACAGCGTTATCATGATTATGACAAAAGTTTAATAAATCTGTGTAATAACGTTTATGATCCCAAGCATGTCCATTTTCGCCTGGTGTCCATTTTTCTGGACCATTATTTTCTGGTTGTGATTCATATAAATCAACACCAACTAAATTACATTCAGGACAACGTTTTACCATATTTTTGAAGCTTACACCATCGTGCACTCCAAGTTCAGCGCCTGTTTTATAATTGTTTTCTTTAATGAATCTGATGAGAGTGTCCCATCTCCAAATATTGCCACCATCATTACCACGGTCACGAATTATACCCATAATATTTCTCCATTTACAAAATATATTTTTTATTTATTGAGTTTAGCCAAGTCCATTTTTAATTAAAATTATATCGAATGCTGAAGTAACACGAGAATTATTACCAGCAGCTTTTGCTCTAACATCAATATCAGATTTTTCAGATACTGCTACAGGGACACTGAATGGATAGAAATAAGCTCCACCATCTGAAGTTACTTCAAAACTATGCCCAACACGGAAAGTATCTTGACCAAATTGGCGAATCATCATATCACCTGTTGCTTGCCCGCCACCTTGAACTGAAGAAACCCCTTGTGTAATATATGCCGTACTTCCTGCAGGAACAGTATAAACAGCCATTAGTGTTTGACCTTTACCTGCAGTAATACGAGCAACAATTGTTCCGCCAGCTGCGCCTGCTTCAATATCAATATTGCCAGTATTTGTTTCACCACCTGCAGTACAAAATGCGCGATTTACTCTACGGAATAGTTTAGTACTAAGAGTGTCAGTACCTGAAATTACAATTTCTTCCTCTTGAAAATTATAATCAGAATCCAAGCCTTGAACTGTAACTGTATGACCTTCGTCTGCTATGTTATTTCTTTTAACGTTCACAACAGCAGGAGTATCTAATGCTGCCCAAGGATACAATGTATCATTAATATCCCAAACCGACCCCGTTACATTAATACTTAAAGCAGGAACGGCACCAAACTTGTGGATAAATGAAGTACCTTTAACAAGTCCTCTTGCTATATTTAGATGTAAATCTTCACTTGGATAATATTGAGCCATTTATTTTTGCCAACCTTTAATATATTTGTCTGAGAAATTAGCTCTACTAAATCCAAGACGATCAACAAGTTTAACTGCGTTTTTACCCATGTGATCGATTGCAACAAAACCTTCTTGTTCTGTTACTTCATAACCATTATCTGTTCTTAAGAACGTTCCTATTCTCTTTGCTTTATCTAATTTACTAATAATTATATGTTTAATATCTATAATTAAATTATACAAATCAAACATCATTGTTATCTGAGATGCGGGTGTTTTTTTGAAATACTCCAAAGTTGCATCACGTTTTGCAAACGAACTTGCCTTACCCTTCTCTGTTTTCTTTTTGTCTGCATCTTTTTGATATACATTATTTATATAGTCCTGTAATTGCTTAACAAATATTCTCGTATTTCCAATTCGTTGGCCTTCTCTAATTTTTGTATTAATAAAAGTTTTAACTCTCATTAATGTATCAGGATTATCTGAAATACCATTAAATGTTTCTTTTTTAATTTTTCTAAATAACATACCAGCTTCTGAAAGCTTTTTAGTAACAAAAGCAGTTTCTTTTCCAGTCATTGTAGCATTACCAGAAACATCTTTATAGACAGCATCTACTGACCAGACTCCTTTCGTTTTTTTGAGACCGCTTGCAATCTCTTTTCCAAAAGAAGCAGACAGTTCTTTAATTGAGTTTCCTGTGTATGTTGTGTGCCATACCACTCCGATCTTGGATCCGAGGATTTCTTTCGCGAGGTCACTATCTTTAGGTACCGCGTAAACAATCGTATTAGGATGGAAAGTAATATGCGGGACTCCCATAATGTTAACCGTTTTAATATCTTTTTTATCATATAAAAAATCACCTTGTACAACTCCTTTAATACCGAGTTTAGGTAGCTCGGCTAAAGCAAGTTTTAATTTAGCATTTAAATCACCATCAGTATCTGCATCTATATCAGCATTTGTTTTATATACTTTTGGTACTTTATTAAAAATTGATTTCTTCGCAACAAAGAATTTACCATCTTCAGGATCTGTTCCAGCAAATACTGCAGGAGCACCATCCCATTTAACTGTTACATTTACACCAGATTTAGCATTACCTGCCAACATATCTCTTACACTGCGCAAAAAATTAATTGCAGAGCGTGTACCATCAACACCAAGATTCAGTATAGAATCTTCGAGGTGTTCCATATGTACATTTTTATCTTCTGTTAAATGTTGTTTAAATGTTCTAACCATTAGTTATATTATAACCTATTTTTATTAAAAAGTACAACGTTTTTAATCTCTTAATTTTATTTTTAAACCTGCGCGCATAGATCCACTAGAAGCTCCACCATATGTTGCTAATGAAAAAGAACTAAACTCTGGAAGATCTTTTAAATGCAAAATATTTTGCCCGTATTCAGTATAATAAAATTTAAAAGTATTATTACTTCTATTATTTATTACAAAGTAGTTATCTCCACCTTCAGCAAAATGACGTAATATTAACTTATGTAATTTTAATAATAATGGTCTACTTGTTGTTGTAAAAAATGGTGGTATTTTACCGGACTTTGGAGCTCCATCATCTCCAGGAAACCCAAACTCGTTATTTTCTGCTCTAAAATAATCAATAACACTAACAAAATCTTTTTTTACTAATTTAAGTTTATTATGAGTAGCAAATAATTTTGATATATCATCTATAATTTTTGGAGTTTTTCTAATCCTACTTACCGATTTATCAAAAAATGTAATAGGTGCATTATCACTTCCGGCGCCTTTAATTTCAAACTGAGTTTTGTGGCCATCGACTTCACATATTAAATCTGGCGCATTAGATCCCGGCCTAGCCATAGAAATAAATTTATAATCATAATCATGTTTGAATGCTATATTTTGTACTGCATCAGCAACAGCTTTTTGTGAGGCTGAACCCGAAGCAACTCTATTTTGTGCTCCGCCGGCTGGTTTAATTACATGACTAATTAAAATATATCCTTCTACTCTACCTTTATGACTTTTAGTAGAAATGGCGCTATATGTACCTCTTCTAGAAATACCTATATCTAAATTATGAACTAATCTAGAAGGATATAAGAAATGAACATGAGAACCTTTATTTAGTTTTCTTATAGGCTGACCATCATCAGTATACAAATATGTATCTTGTGCTAATGGAAATCCTTTTGCATATTTAAAAGTATTTGCATTTGATGACGGAGCATATACTGTTCTATATCCTGCTCTATTAAAATCTTCATTGCCTTCGCGAGGAAAATTCATAGCAGTAAATGTTGCCATTTTACTTGCTCATCATTTGATTAAATATTTCTTCTACATCTTTTGGATTATCTAAAGATAATGGAGATTTACCACCTTTTACTTTTAGACTAGCAATTGCTCTGATTTGAGATGATCTTTGTGTTGGATATGCTTTAGTTCCGCCAGAACCAGAACGAGTCAAGCGAACATAAATTTCTATATCTGCTTTAAGTTGTGGAATTTTTAAACCTAATGGATTTTTTTGTAAATAGAACATACCCAATTTACCAATTTGAATATAATAACATTTTTTTCTTGCATACCAATCATGAATAAATTTAGTATTATATTTAACTATAGTATTGATAGGTTTGAGTAAACCTTTTTTCTGTAATATTGCCCAAGCTTCTTTTGTTGTTTTGAATGGAACTTCGTATACGCCAGCTTGCTTATGTAGCTCAATTGGCTCTAGCGTTTTCATTTGCTTGATATAATTTCTGATAGGTCTTTCTTTTGACTTAACAGCATTGATAATCATTTCTTGTACATCATCTTCAAGATCTTCACCTGCTTTTGAAAGTCCGTATGGTTTTCCTTTATTAATCTTAACAGATGGTCCGCCCATTTGAGCATCTTTATCCATTTTAATTTCTACAGGAACATCTTTACCATCTAAAGTAAGGTACATATCTACTACATTAGAAGCAAATCCACCAGCATTGTCTGGTTTAAGAGTAATACGTTTATCTTTTGAAAACGCTCTGTTTTTTAAAGTTTGAATTACAGACTTACGTACTTTTGCTTCATACGCAAGACCGCCCACGCCAACTGTTTCATTGATATATTTTTTAAAACCCTTCATTGTTATACCTTTACTGTTTAGGTATATTTATACAATGCCGCCTGCTGAGAATAATGTTTTCTTAGATTGTCCAAAAGCTGGTCCATTTGGTGTTGTATTAGCAGTTGGATTATCATTTTGAATATTTTGTTGTGCATTATCTTCGAGATCATATATTTGCATTTTAGATCTATCAATACCAACTACAAATCTACGATAATAGTTCAAATCATTCCAACGATTTTTCAATTGTTTAAACATAATTTGGCCAAGATTATCAAGATCTTCAGATGATATAATACCAAGTATACAATCCGCGGTATGAGTAATACCCATAGATTCTGAAGTATTTGTAAGATCTACATCAGAGTTTCCATAAGCATCTCTATTATATTGAGAAGATGTTACAATAGCGCAATTAAACTCCATTGCAAGACCACGAATTTCTTCTGCAATTGATTTTACAAGTGTATAAGAGTTTGCTTGAGCCGCGCCTTTAACTCGAGATGAAGCACATATATTTAAATAATCAATAAAGATAACGTCTGGAGTAAATCCACGTTTCATCTTTAATTCATTTAATAGATGTCGGAAATGTCCAGCATGAGCAGAACCAGTTGGATATTCTTTTACAACAAGTTTACCAGTTGTTTTATCTTTAATACGATTAATTCGTTTTTCATATACATCTCTTGGCATAATTTTTAAATCATCAAGAGAAGTATCCATCATATTAGCATCG